CTGGGATGTACAGGATTTTTATACCAGCCTATGAGGCGTTAGAAGGGTTTTTCGATAAGCACGGTAATGCGGTTATAGAAGATCCAGAAAAACCTGTAGAAGGGATTGACGGGGAAATGATTGACCAAGGGAGTAAGACTTACTTGAAAAACGATAGGAAATCTTTTAAAGATGACCCCTCGGAGCTCAATGAGGTTATTAGGCAGTTCCCTTTCACTACAGACGAGGCATTTAGGGACAGCATAGAAGGAAGCTTATTTAATATAGGTAAGATCTATCAGCAGATAGAGTTTAATGACGACCTATACCCCAATCCTGTCGTACAGGGCAACTTTGTGTGGCGAAAGAAAGATGAAGAAGTAGTGTTCTCTCCAGATCCAAACGGAAGGTTCCGAGTTGCCTGGATGCCGCCTGATCATCTTAGGAACAACAAGGCTGACGAAAGAGGCAAGAAGATCGCCCCTAATAAACATATCGGGGTAGGCGGGGTTGACTCATATGACCTAGACGCTACAGTGGATGGTAGAGGGTCTAAAGGAGCTCTCCATATGTACAACAAATTCAACATGGATGTCCCTGCAAATATGTTTGTAGTGGAGTATGCTTCTCGTCCAGACCTAGCCAGTATCTTCTATGAAGACGTCCTTATGTGCGCTTTCTTTTATGGGTATCCTTTACTGGTGGAGAACAATAAGTACGGCATCGTAAGGTACTTTGAGTCGAGAGGATATGACGGTTATCTCATGGATCGGCCAGAGCACCTTAAAACTAGCAATTCCTCTATAAACGTAAGGACTAAAGGTATTCCTTCTAACTCTCAGGATGTTATCCAGTCTCACGCTCAGGCTATCGAGGCTTATATCCACGATCACGTAGGTATAAAGCCAGAGTCTGATGAGTTTGGCAATATGTACTTTAACAGGACTTTAGAGGACTGGATTGGCTACAAGATAGACAAGAGAACTAAGTTTGACTTAACAATTAGTTCTGGGCTAGCCTTGCTGGGTGCACAGAAATTTAAGAAAGAAAAGGTAAGTTCTAACTTTGAAGACAAGCAATTTTTCAGGAGATATAAGGTCTACTGAGTATTTGTTATATTTGCAAAATACGTAAGACTGCGACATCAACATGAACAATCAGGACAACAAGAATAAAGGCATGTCTTTCCCAGATCCGTTGGCTGAAACTTCACAAAAAGAAACTCAGCAGTATGGATTACAGTATGCTAAGGCCATTGAGTCTCAGTGGGGTCAGATATCTGAATCTAATTCTTTATACGGCAAAAGATCTGCTGTATTTGAAAAGAATAGAGATTATGCCAACGGCGTTCAGGATACGTCTATATACAAAAAACTTTTAAGGTCCCTAAATCCTAATGACGGGGACGGAAGTTTAGTTAATATGGATTACACTCCTGTGCCTATCCTGCCTAAGTTTGTTAGGGTTGTAGTAAATAAAATCCTTTCAAGAAATCCTTATCCGAATCTTGAGGCTATTGATCCGCTTTCTTCTTCTGAAAAGAACCAGAAAAAAGCAAAAATTGAACGGCAAATTGCATCTAAAGAGCAGCTTAAAAAGCTTAAGGAAAAGAACGGTTTAGTTCTAGATATCGATCCCGATCAATTGCCTGACACCGCTGAAGAGGCTGAGATTTTTATGGGGACAAACATAAAAACTGATGCTGAGATTGCTGCGCAGATAGGTACAAACATGACTCTGTCCTGGAACAATTTTACTGACGGAACATTTAGACGGTGCGTTAATGATATCGTGGCGCTAGGCATGGCCGTCACGAAAAGAAGCAATGATCCAAATGAAGGGATTAAGACAGAGTACGTTGATCCAGTCAACTTTATTCATAGCTATACAGAAGACCCTAACTTTCAAGACCTTATATATGGGGGCCATGTAAAGCGTATCTCTATCGGAGAGCTTAAAAGGTTAGGTGGTCACGAAATTGAAGAAGACGTCTTTAAAAAAATCGCAACTAACGTAAGCGGGAAGAACGGCAATAGCTCAGCCTCGTTGAACAGGAGTAGCTACAACAAGTCTCTTAGCCGCAGCGAGTACGGTTACGACGAGTACATGGTTGATGTCCTTGATTTTGAGTTTATCTCTGTCGATTGTATTTATTTCGAAGAGAAAGAAAACAAGTTTGGGAACACTAATTTCTTTATGAAAGGCTTTGATTATCAGTCTAAGCAGGGGAGTGTTTTTGAGAGAAAGCCTCACAAAATGGAGGTTAGCACTGTTTACGGTGGGAGCTATGTACTTGGAGAGGATGTAATTTTTAATTACGGTAGAGTTAAGAACTCCCCTAAAAACCTTCAAGATATTTCCAAGGCTAGACTTTCTTATTCGGTCGTTGCAACTAACATCCGTAATATGATGCCTAAGTCTATGGTAGACGGGTGTATGGGCTTTGCGGACATGTTGCAATTAACTCACTTAAAGCTTCAGCAGGCTATTGCAAAAGCAAAACCAGACGGTCTCATTATTGATATTGAAGGGCTTGAAAATGTGCAGTTAGGTAAAGGGGGTGATTTACAGCCTCTTGACTTGCATGATATCTATGAACAGACTGGAGTTTTCTATTACAGAAGCAAAAATCCAGAAGGAGGGTTCCAAAACCCACCCGTTAGAGAAATTGGTAACTCTATCAGAAATGTAAACGAGCTGATTGGTTTGTACAATCATTATTTAAAAATGATCCGTGATGCTACGGGTGTTAATGAAATGATGGACTCCTCCACTCCTAAAGGGGATACCCTTGTAGGTGTTCAGCAAAACGCTATTGCGGCAGGCAATAACGCTATCTATGACATCACGAATGCTTCTATGGTTTTGTTCAAGGAAGTTTGCGAGGATATAGTTAAGTGTTTACAGATCTTACCTCCTGATTCTGTTATTTATAGCATATATGCTAACGCTATTGGTAAAGAGAATATGTCTGTTCTGTCTTCGTTTAATGACCTTCCTATGTACAACTTCGGTGTTCAGGTGGTAAAGGAAATGGAGGATAAAGACAAAGCTTACTTAGAGCAGAATATACAGATGGCTTTGCAGCAGAAAGAACTGGACCTAGAGGATGCTATTGCAGTAAGACAGCTTAAGGATGTAAACCAAGCAGAGAGGCTGTTAGTTGTGAGGAGAAAGAAAAGAATAGCACAGCAACAAGCTATTGCTATGCAAAACTCTCAAGCTCAAGCTCAGCAAGCTCAGGCTGCTTCTCAGGCTGCTTCTCAGGCTAAAATGCAAGAGATCCAAATGCAGGCTCAGATAGACACTCAGAAAATGCAATTAGAGACTCAGCTAGAAGCTCAGCTCGAAGAGGTAAAGCATCAATTCAGAAAAGAAATTGAGATGATTAAAGCTCAGGCTGTTCTCGGTATTAAAACGGACGACCAGGAATTTAAGCAAAAACTTGAAGTTCTTAAAGAGGACCGAAAAGATACTAGAGTGAAAAAGCAATCAGCAGAACAAAGCAAACTTATCTCTCAGCGCGACGGGAGTAGAGGTGAAATTCAAGAACCTATGAATCAATCATTTATTTAATATGGCACAAAAAGCTAACCTAGACGTATCAGAGAAGCTGGACGTATCTTGCAAAAGAGGTGATTCATTTGAGTTGTTTTTAAACATAAAGGATAGTGCTTCCGCAGCTCTTCCTTTGCTTACTGACGGATATGAATTCATCATACAGATAAAAACTTTAAACAGTGTACAGCCCCAAGGATCTCAAATCTCTTCTCAAAAAAGAACTCTGGTTGCTGGGTCTGCTTTGACAGAGTCGGCTACGAAGGGGGTTTCTACTACTAAAGATGCAGAGGCTCCTATTTTTGTTTTTGAGAATATAGACGACTTAGGCAATGTAACTCTAAGAGCAACAGCGGAATCAACTTCCAGGCTTCCTGTTGGTCGCTTCACTTATGACTTGCAGTACAAAGTCCTTGTAGATGGTTTTTCAAAAGTGACTACTATTTTAAGAGGAAACTTCACTGTTAAAGAAGACATCTCAACTGCTGTATAATGGCTAAAGTCACTATTACTTTAGAGAAGAAAGGCCCTAAAGGAGGTACTGGAGCTACGGGTCCTCAGGGTGATCAAGGCATCCAGGGAATTCAAGGAATCCAAGGCGTTGAAGGGCCTACGGGTCCTCAGGGCATACAGGGTATACAGGGTATACAAGGAGAGACTGGAGACGATTCTACGGTTGCTGGCCCTCAAGGCATACAGGGCGACACAGGTGATACTGGAGCTACAGGGCCACAAGGACCTACAGGCGATACAGGCCCTCAAGGAAATACTGGCGCTACGGGTTCTACTGGACCTACAGGGCCTCAAGGACCTACGGGTCAGACAGGAGCTCAGGGGATACAGGGGATTACGGGAGATACAGGTTCAACGGGTCCTGCTGGCGATATCTCAACTTCAAGCATTGATGATTTAAACGATGTAGACACCACTACGGCAGCCCCAGCAGACGGCCAGGCTTTAGTGTGGAACAACACGAATAGCGAGTGGGAGCCAGGAAGTGTAGGGATTGATGGTATTTCATCTTCTTATGTAGACACCGAAGACCCAAGGAATTGGCTGGTAAGAAGCGAGCAGATTATTGGTGTGGGGTCTTATAACACAAGCGGCGTTGAGGTTCCGTTTGGTGAAGGACACCCAAGAGATTTATTTTTTAAGCCTGACGGAACAAGGTTGTTTATTGTTGGAAGTGGTCGCGACGACATACAATCTGTAGACTTACCTACAGCTTGGGATTTGAGCTCTATATCCTCAACCGCTACAGTTACCTCGGTTGATCTTCTTGGATCTTCATCTATCGGGGGTGAAGGTCGTGAAGGCAGCTTGTACAATATGCACGTTGCCAATGATCCTAGCGATACAGCAACATATGGAAAAAAGTTCTTTATTTCTGGCGACCAACGGGATGAGGTTCAGGAGTATACCTGCACTACGGCTTGGGACTTATCCACTATGTCTGCCACCCCAACAGCATATCTAGATATAGAATCAACCTCACACGGAAATAGCGTGTACTCAGTTACATTCAACCCTGACGGGAGCGTAATGTACGTCGGAAGGGCTGGAAACCCTAACACCTTTTCTCATTTTGACCTTTCTACATCTTGGGATTTATCTACGGCGGTTTACAACGCCTCTAAGTCTGTTACACTCTCTGTAACAGAGGCTTCGTATGGAAATAACGAAGGTTACGTCATCGGGTTGACATTTAATGAAAACGGAACCAAAGCTTATGTCTCTGGAAGGCAGCATCACGACCTGCATACTCTTACTCTTTCTACCGCATTTGACCTATCTACATATACAGATGATCAAACCCCAGTTCATCTTGAACAGAGCTATATAGAGCAAGCTTTTGGCACACAATACCCCTCTTGGAATCAGGAAGGCTTTGCATGGCCTTCTGGTCTTTTCTCTACGCCAGATTATTTCTATGTGCTCTTTAATACTAACGATCAGATAATTCGTTTAGACAAGAAGCATTACGAGTTAGACCTAGAGTCGAGAGTATCTAACAAGGCTGTTTTTCAGCAGGGGCTTAGGTCTTACGGTGAGGTAGAGGTTATAGGGACGCTTGAATCAAATCACTTCAGGACGGGCGGTAACGCATATTTCAGTGGGTCCATGAACTGGAACGGGTTTAACTCTGGGCCAGCTGTCACAAAGGGTGATTCGTTTATCCTTGGCAGCTCCCTGAAGACCATTCACTTTTCGGATTCAACGAGTCCAGCGGGGCTTTCTGGTCCAACAAGCCATAACATAAACAACACCAACCCTGGCACCTTTATTATGGTGACAGGCAACTCTTCGGCCAACAACATCATTTTGCCAGCACTTTCTGGTAACGTACTCCTAGATACAACGCCGAATCTTTATTACAATAAATTTAATTCTGACGCTGAGTCAAAGGTTACTGGTGCTACAGAGGATATTGAATACTACTACACAGCTAGAGCTGACGGGCAGGGAAGTTTCCAAAGACAACTTGGTGCGTTTCCAGCTTCTGGTCAGACCTTGACTAGAACCAGCTACTATTCTGACAAGGCTTTCGCGGACCCAGACACAGCAGCTGATTGGACACAGGGAACAACCTATACATCTACCACTCTGGCCTCATCTATATCTCAGTCTACTGACACCTTTTTAAATGCTCAGTCTACTGGTACGCCTCCCCTTTCAACTAAGATCGTTATCGCTGGTCAACTCGGAGCTTCAGGTCTTGTTGTAGGCGACGCAAACGGGTTTGGCGGAACCTCTGTCGCTTATAGTCTAAGGCTTTTAAATAATCTTTATGGAGGAGCCGCAATAAGAGTTGTCAACGATAGCAACGTAGAAGCTGACATAGGCTTTAGTTCTAGCCTTGAGTTAGACACTACAGCCCTCTTGACCCACTGCGGTAGCGGCGATGGGTACCTTGTGAAGTGGTATGATCAGGCCCAAGGCGGCTCCACTGGTGATGGCAATGACGCCACGTGGGAAAGCAGCACCTCGTACTCAAGCAGAAAGCCACAGATTGTGTCTGCTGGGTCTGTCATTACAGACAACGGAAAACCCTGCGTAGAAACAATTGACGCTGGTATGTTGATGGAATCTGAGTTTAGTGCTTCTGGTGAGTTTGATGTTTTCATGGTGTGTCAAAAAACCGTAAACAACGGAAACCACGGAATAATTTTTGGAACTCAAACAGGTAACGACAACAGGATTTGGATTAGAGATTATCAAATGAATTTTGAGTTAAACAACGGCGAAACGGACAACTTCCGCAACTTTAATGACGATGGAAGTAACACTCTTCGATGGTATCAAATGGGGCAAATGGTATTTAACGTGAGGAGAGACTCTAGCAATATTACTACAGCACAAAAGAATAGTATTGCTTCTACATTTAGTTACAATAGATCTGGAGATTTTAGAGGGGATAGAATTCTTAATACCTGGAATAATCAACAGTACTCATTTGGTGGTAACGTACAGGAGATTATTATTCTTGACGGTGACAAGTCTTCTGAGCGGGCTGCTATTCAGTCTAACATCAACACATACTACAGCATCTACTAATGGCTATAAACTTCGACAGCGATAATAACAAGGTAAATATTACCGTTCCTGCGCCAACAACGGTAACCGTAATTAAACCTGCAAACTTATCGGTGACGGTTACTGATAAAGGCCAAAAGGGTGATGCTGCAACTATATCCGTAGGAACCGTAACGACTCTGTCTGCTGGTCAGGCTGCTGTTATTGTAAACTCTGGTACAACTAAGGATGCTGTCTTTGATTTCTCTGTACCTACTGGCCCTCAAGGGACACAAGGGGTGCAGGGTATACAAGGGGAGACTGGTGATCAGGGGATTCAAGGCATACAGGGGGTTCAAGGGGAGACTGGGGCTGACTCTACAGTTGCTGGCCCTCAGGGTATCCAAGGCATACAGGGGATTCAGGGAGTGCAGGGTGATACAGGTGATACTGGTGATACTGGAGCTACAGGACCTCAGGGATTGCAAGGTGATACAGGCGCTCAGGGTATTCAAGGTATTCAGGGTGTTGCTGGTGATGACGGTACTGATGGCGTTGGCATCCCAGCTGGAGGCACTACGGGTCAAGCTCTAGTTAAGATCGACGCAACAGACTATAACACTGAATGGTCTGTAATAGATTCCTCTCCTTGGACTACTACAGGTAGCGACATCTACTACAACACAGGTAACGTAGGTATCGGAACTACGACACCTAATGAGCCACTGCATGTAGACGGAAAGGTTAGGATTGACGGAGGAGTTCTCGTGATAGACCAAGGCGCGAGCGCTAATGACGGCATTTTAATTACCTCTAACCCAAGTAATTATGTTAGTGAGACCTCACAGGTTTCAGTAAGGATAGGTCGCAGCGCTGGGCAACAGTTAAGTGCTTCCGCTCAAAAAAATGTATCTATCGGAAATGAGGCTCTTTCAAGAAGTACGGCTAGTTACAACATCGCCCTAGGTTTTAGAACCGCAAAAGGCATGAATGGTGGGTACAACGTCGTTCTTGGGGATTTTGCTGGAAATCAAGATTTTAGCCCAGTAACTAACCCTAGAAACGTTATACTTGGTTATCAGGCTGGTCAACAATCAAGCGCTGGAGATAACGTCGTGATTGGTTATGACTCTTCACGTTATACAACGGGGGGTCAGAATGTTGCGATAGGCAGAAGCGCCGCAATGGGCGTTTCAGGAGCCTCTACATTCGCGAACACAGTCGCAGTAGGCTACCAAGCTTTAACAGCTTTAACTACTGGGGCAGGTAATACAGCAGTTGGGTATCAAGCTGGATCTGCTTTGACTACCTCATCTAACAATACGTTATTTGGTTACTTAGCGGGAAACTCTGTAACTCAGGGTAACAACACATTAATAGGTTATCAAGCTGGTAAAAGCCTTGGATCTACAAGCAACTCGAATTCAGGTAATACCTTTATAGGGTCTAACGCTGGATATTTGAGCGCTTATCAGACAAACAACACATATATAGGTGTGAACGCTGCTAAAGGTAACGCTGGGAATAATAGTTATTCAGCGGTTGTTATTGGTGCTGGTGCGGCTTCCTATACCACATCAGGGCAGACGCATACGGGGTCCGTGATGGTCGGTGCCGACATTGGAACGTCGTCAGGGAATCAGGGACAAGTAACACTTTTAGGTTATGGAGCAAACAGGTTTGGAGGAAGCGGAACTGTAGGTATTGGTCATTCAGCTGCTTCTAATGCAGGGGGCGATAACAACGTAGCTATAGGGCATGGAACTACCCTTGGTCCTTACAACACTGGGTCCTCTACAAAAACCTTAAATGTTGTTATAGGTAAAAGTTCGGGTGCCGCCCTTTCGTCGGGGGGCAATAACGTTTTTCTTGGGAGTTATGCTGGAAGCTCTATTACCTCTGGTTCGTATAACGTTTTCATTGGTGACAATGCTGGAAACTTAGCAACTCCAAGCTCTAACAAACTCTACATAGAGAACAGCAACTCCACCACCCCGCTTATCTATGGGGAGTTTGATAATGACATCCTTAGAGTAAACGGTACGCTACAGGTAGGTGATCCAGCAGGTACAGGATACGCCTTGCCAGCGGCTACAGGTACTACAGGTCAGA